GGTAGTTGACTGTCCAATACGTTTATCAAAGAAGCGACATCCTGGATTCAAAATAGCACCATACAAACTATTTAGGTTAATCTTTTTAACCAGTTGTCTTTTATCCCAGTATTCTTCTTCAACTTTATTTCCTGCTTTGATACAGTCTTTAAGTTTGGCTTGAAGTTCCTTACGTTCGGCATACCAACGCTTGAGCAGTCCTGGAATGATACCTTCTTTTTCATAGGTAAAGATAGTGCCATTGGCACTGATCATCCAAGGCTGATTGCTTTCAAAGATTAGTTTATAAATCTCTGCACCACTTAGCACATCACTCTCGCCAGATTCCCAATCAATAGTAATGTCTATGGCCTTGTCTTGTTTGATTACTGCTTCGTATTCAATACTGCCAAACATACCTTCCCATGCCGCGGCAAACGACTTCTTTTTAAGAGTCATCTGTTCGTCTAGATATTCTTTAGTATATGTTGGACGTAATTGGCCAACAATAGTTTCCGGGCCCATGTTTAAGGCACGAATGGCACTGGGGTACAGTGAGTTAATATCTAATGAACCAATCCAGTCTTGCAACCCTTCTTTGGGATAGGCCACATACGCACCAGCGGCCGCAGTATCTTCTCTATCATCCATCTTGGGACGATTAGGCACTTGAAAACCTCTGCGATGTGCTTCGTTAATAATAGCCTGTTCTGTAACAGCCACAGCACCCATTGTTGTTTGTAGCAACACAGTATTTTCATGTGCTAGTTTATTAGCAAGATCTAAAAACTTTAATTTTTTATCTAGCTTGTCAAGTAGCGCACAGTCTTGTCTGTTATATTCTACAAACTTGCGGAAATCATTGTTGTACAATTGATCAAGTGTGCCTTCATAGACAGTCTTGTTTTCACCAATTTCCATTTCACCAATGGCATCTAGTCGATATGTATGGCGTTCTTCATATGTATACTTGCGATATAGTTCTAAACTATCCAAGTGTACACGACCTACCAAGTCATAGGTTACGGCATCTTTGCCGTATTTTTCATATTCACGTTTCTTGGGAAACTGATTGAACAAACACATTCTGCGTGTGTCTTCTTTGCTTAAAACTTTGGTAATACGATTAACAGTATAAGGCATATCAAAGCCTTCACTGTTCCAACCGCTTAGTACATCAGCGTCTTGTATCAGATTTAAAAATGTATCCAACATATCTGCTTCGTTATCAAAGATATGTGTATTAGGAAAATCTTTAACTTGTTCTTCGGCTTGTGCAATGCTCATACCTTTGGGAGGTACTGCAAGACAAACTAGAGTATCTAACCATTGTAGGTGAACAGCAATAGCAGTAATTGGCATGAACGCATCGTCTGGACTTGCGTAGCCACGTTCTGGATCGAAGTCCACCTCAATATCCCAAAATGCTACGTGCAAGTTTGGAGAGTCTTGATTAAGATAGTGTTCGCTTAAACAAGCAAAGATCGGATTAATGTCGGCTTCATACAGCTTCTTGTTAGAGTGTATGGCCATTTCCTTACGGAAGTCTTTTGAGTTACGGCATACTATGCGTGATAGTGGGTCGCCATAAATTGATTGGAATTTGCCTCGAGCATCACTGTGATAAAATGTATATTTTACCGGAATGTCTCTAAATTCCCGTTTACCTTCTTTTGATCGCTCGACAATTTTGATCATGTCGTTCTCGCGATCAAACCATGCGTCTACATAGCTCAATATATTTCTCCTATGCAATTTCCGGCTTGCAAATACCTATGCGGCAGTTTATGGCCTGCCTTGCCCTTCTCGTTTTTATTTATTAAGGTGTATCTTGCGGCAACTTATTTGTGACGCCAAGAATCATCTCAATATCTTCCCACTCGCTTTCGTGATCTTTCCAGTTATCTTTGTGGGCAATAGTAATTGCTTTATTAATGATACTAGGTTTGATTTCTAATTCTTCTGCAACTGCTTTGACAGTTTCTTTTAGACCTTCTTTAAGGTCTTCAATTTCACGAAGGATAGTACTGCCTTCGTTAATCAATCTTTCTAATTTGGCCTTTTCTTCTGGTCCGTACATTCTAGTTGACATAATATCTCCTTGCCTAGTGTGCCTATTGTATAGTAATTATCTGTGTTATGCAACCTTTTCGGTGTATTCGGCTTTATTCCAACCTAGTATAAATTTAGCCTTCCAATTGTTTTGTTCAAACCCTTGTAATGGTTTCCATTCGTCTTGTCGAGCAATAATTTTTTGAGCTACGTCTAGCCAGTCCGTGTGCCTAATAGTGTATTCCATAGAAATTAAATTATCTTTGAATTTATTATAATTGTAATCGTCTACTTCAATGTGCAATATTTCATACAGCTCGCCCTCGGGAGTACAGTAGTCCATGGCAAAATCATATCCCCATTTTGCACGACAATTCAGTAGGTAATTGACTTTTGGAGTTAGTGAATTCAGTTCTTGTAGTTGCTCTTTGGCTTGATCAGAATACGAGCATCGATGTAATACTAAAGCATGATCAAGAATAAGCCCAGCATTGGAGCCAGCTTTTTCCAATTCGAACCAGGGTTCTTGCCAACAATGATGATTTAAAATTGCTAAATCGATTGGGTGCCCGCTGGCACGATAAAACTTTTGTTCGGCTATGTTTAGCTCAAAACCATCTTTATCGTAGTAGTCAAAGTCGCTGGCATCCAAAAAATCTACTCTTTTTGAGCAATGCGGATAGCCAAATAACATAATATTGGTGCGGTGTAACATATTTTGATCTTGACAAATGAGCTTAAATGCAGTATAATAATAACATGAAAAAAATATTTATGCTCTTAGCTTTAGCCCAAATTGGTATTGCTCATGCAGACTGGGACGACCCAACGGCCCTGTTTAGCACTAAGGCAAACCAATCTGATTCTATGAACATTATTTGGCGTCCAGTTGAAGACGTTGATAAAGAGTGCTCTAAAGAAGCGCAAAGCAGAGGTCATAAAAGATTTGGCTATGCTGTAAATGCTTGTAGTTTTTGGACTGAAAATACATGCACAGTTATTACCAAAAAGAATACTAGTATGCATACATTGGGGCATGAAGTAAGACATTGCTTCCAAGGCAACTGGCATTAAAAAACCGCCCTAGGGCGGTTTTTGTTTATCTTAAACCTGCTATTCGTAACCAACTTGCAAGTTCTTCTTGGATTGCTGGTTCGTTATAGTTGACGCTGTCAGTAAATGGAACAAACGTTCCTTTTAGCTGACCACGAGCACCTTGCATGTAGCCCATTTTGCCGCTACCTGATGGATCTTGTACAGCAGGCTGACCTTGTGGACCTTGTCTAGAACCACGTGGTCCTGTTGACTTATAATTTGGAGATGCTGGTTGAGCTGCCGCACCGCCTGATCCAGGCTTAGCTGGAGGAGTAGCGCCGCCTGCTGGAGCCTTTGTTGGCCCGCCTGCGTTAGCAGTAGTTTTAATACCTGCTGGAGGAGGCATACCAAATTGTGCCGCTGCCGCATTGGTTGCTGGACCATATATACCGTCGGCTTTAATCTTAGCACCTTTCTTAATCAACTCTTGTTGATAGGCTATAACTTTTGGATCGCCTTTAGGAGCCGCTGGTTTAGCTGGTTGAGCTGCCGCACCGCCTGATGGAGGAGTAGTAGTTGCCCCACCTGCCGCAGTTTCTGGACCACCAGGAATATTTGTTGCTGGATTTGGATTCTTTGCTGGATCCAATGCCGCAGATCCTTGAGGAATCTTTCCACCGTTTGGTAATGGTTTACCATCTGCACCAACTACTACAGTTTTACCGTCAGGCGTAGTAATCATGTGATTACCTTCGTCATCTGTTTGAACTTGTGTGCTAGTAGGTGCCGGTGCCGGTGCTGGCGGTTTATTTTGAGGTAAGTTAGGATTTGTTCCTGGTTTAATAACATTACCATCGGGGCCAACTACTTGTGTAGTACCATCTGGTTTAGTAATCATTGTGTTACCTTCGTCGTCACCTTGTGCTGTAGTACCTGTTGGTGCCGCTGGCTTAGCTGGTTGAGCCGCACCGCCACCTTCTGGCTTTTTCTTACCAAGCCCTAGTGAACCTAAGAAGCCACCATTGCTTGGAGCACGAGCTAAAATAATTTTGTCTGTAGGATCAGCCATGCCCAACCATTTTTGGTCTTCTGGACTTAATGCCGCCCAAGCCGCTGCCTTAGCAGGATCTTTACCTTCCCATGGATTAGCAGTTCCACCAGCCGCTGGTGCTTCTGGCATTGGGTATCGGCTATGTACGCCTTGTGCCCCGTTAGGTACTCTTGACGTATTTCCGGCCGGTTTTCCAGACTGCCATGGGGTACCATCACCACTTAACACTGGACTTCCGTCGGCAGTTGTTAATGGACCTTCGTCTACTTGACTATATCCAAATTCTTTTAATAATGCATTGGCAATAGCACTTCTGAACTGAATACCTTCGTCATTCTTTTTACGTTCTTTATCAGCTTCTTTATCAGCTTTTTGGCTTTGCCAGCCTTGTACTTTAGTAGCCTTTACCTTAGCGCCGCTAGGCAATTCTACTTCACGTTCTTGTTTTTTAGCTGGCTTACGATCGTCAGATTCAGTTAGAATCTTTTTACTTTCGATTTCGTCCATTTTAGCTATAAGTGCTCTTAAGTCCATTTGTAGTCCCCAAACTGTTATGTTTTATTTATCTGTGCTCACTTTATAGTTCCCGGTAGCGAATCGTTCCCTATAGGCAGTAGCCGCCTACACACTTTCGGTAACGAGTACCGGTCCTAAGGTGTGTTATTTTAAACTTGCTCGTAGCATCCATCCATGTTTTTTGTGCGCATCCTGACGTTCTGCCAAGAAATTGCTTAATCCATGGGCACCAAATTGTTCTGCTAAATCGTATGTTTGTTTGATGATATCCAACATTATGATATTATCATCGTGTAAAATCTGTAGCATTTGACGTGCATCCACTACTTCTATTTGATCTTGAATTTGACTTAGGTCTCGATAACGACCTAGACCAGCTGGCGCATAACTTTGTAATGCTCGAATTTCTTCAGCGTATCTATCAACAACACCATATACATCTTCGTAAATGTTTTGAAAGAATTCATGTAGTTGTGGAAATAACGGACCTTCTACATTCCAATGAAATCCGTGAGTTTTTAAATAGAAACTAAAATTGCTTGCATGAGCAATTTTTAATGCTTGTTTCAATTCTTCCATGTTACTTACCTAGTGCCTTGTCAGCTGCCGCTTGGGTATCTGGGCCTAATTGCATAGTTAATTTACCGTCTACAATATAACGAGCGATAGATCTAAAAATTGCTCCGCCAGTAGCAGGATCAAAATTTCTTGCAATAATACTTCCGCTTTGAGTGTCTTTAATAGCAGGAACTTTTCGACCGGCAATTTCTGTTTGTAATTTTACAAAACCGTTACCTATATCTTCTTCACCATCTGCTGTAGGACCAGCAGGTTGAGCTGCCGCACCGCCTGCTTGCTTTTGACCTACTTGTTGATTTAATTTCATTTGATCTTGCGCTGTAAAGGCACCTGGAGGCATAGTGCCATCTGGATTAGGCAATGTAACGCCGCCTTCTTGTAGCGTATTAATGATATCGATATATTCTCTTAATGTTTTCATTTGTTATTCGGTACACAGTTAGGAACTGTACGTCCGCCTTTCTTTTTAGTACCTACTGGATGATAGCCTTTCCAGCATGGATTTTCAGTGCGCAATCCTTCCATGGGCTTTTCATCACCTTCATGATTAGATTCGGGTTCATTGTTTTGATCTGTTTGTTGTTCTGGTTGACCAAATGGATATACTTGTACCCATTTTGTACCTTGTTTTTGTACAAACTTATTAGGATCAAATTTACTACGAATAATGTTATGGGTTCTTAGGGCACCTTCGATACTATCTCTATAACCATGACGGTGCGCGGCACGCTCTTCGTCATTGTGTATCATGCGTTGCTTTAGACGACCATCATGGTAAATGTACCAAAGATTAGATTCGTCGTTTTGAAACACTTCTTGCATGTCAACATCCATGCCCGGTTTAATTTCGTTACCTGGCTCGTCGGCCATGGCAGTTTTACTTACAGCTACTTTGCCACCTTCTTCTGGCTTGGCCATATTTTGTGGAATAGTAGTTGTTACATTAGTTTGGTCGTCGGTATATGTTATAGTTTTAGCGGCAGGATCAACTTTGGTAACCTTAGTGCCTTCTTGCATACGCTTTACTACCCTA